GTACCACCTGCTGCCAGTGGGATGAAGTGGTCAACTAGTTCGGCTAGTACCACGCGGCCCGCTTCCTTACACCACTCGCAGAGCGGGTCACGTGCCCGCTTGATCGCCCGTATCTTCTGCCATCGTCCGTCATACCCACGCGCTGTAGCGTGTGGCCTGGTGTCTATCCGCGACTGCCGTTGGGGGCAGGCGTCGGCGTGGGCTTCTCGGCATCGTGCGCACCATCGGGGCGGGGAGGTTGGCATAAGCAAACGAACGCCCTTACGATCTCCTCGGCATTTTTTGCGACGGCCTCTTGAATCAAGCCACGAATGGGAAGCATCAGAGCGTTCTCGATAGCGTGCATGTCGTTCACGCTGACGCCGTAATACTTCGCCACCATGCGAACACGTGCCTCATGGTCCTTCTGCTTCGCGTAGTCAGTGCCGTCGATCAGGCTTTGCGCGTAACGCTCGACTTCGTCTACCATCAAAACCCAGCCATCAGCGATGAGCGGTGGGTATAGGTATTCGCAAGCACCTTAACCACAGTGGCTTGCGCCGTTATCCGCGTGGCGATCTCGTTTGGTTCCGCTAACAGGAAAACCCGCGTTACCGCTTTATCTTTGCGGCGCTGAATCAAACGAGCCACGCGGCCAGCGGTTTTGAGGATGCGCAAGGTTGCAAGGCTGATTGCCCGCCGCTTACCGCTTGCGTTTTCACAGATCACAGTCGGTCCGGCCAGTTTCAAGGTGTCCAAGCGCATCTCCTCGATTGGAAGCCCGTGAGGGCTGGCGACGTCTACCACCACTTCAAACCCCGTCGGAGGTTAAGCCTGGCCATTCGGCAACAGCCATGCTCAATTACGAACTTTACAAGACGGTTCTTGGAATGTCAAGGGGATTCTTTCAGCGTCTCCCGATCTAGCTCCAGCGCCCGTATCCGACCGCCCTGCATCGTCAGCCGCTGCTCTAGCGCCGATATCACCCGGCACTGCTCTTCGACCAGCGTATTCAGTCGTGCGATTGCCGCTTGGCTGGTTAGGTGCTCGGATAGAACTCGTTTCATAGCGTGCCCCCAGCACAGCGACATTTCCCGCTGAAGTGGTACGGCTGCTTTAGCTGGTTTCCGTTTTCGTCCACCATGCCCTGCACCCTGACCCACTTCGTCATGCGGATTTCCCCGCCCACGCACCGCGCCGGATGGTGGATCTTTTCAAGCCCGCGCGAGTTGGGATCGTAGTCCCAATACGTCAGCCCAGGAACCTCCCGCCCGCACCCGCCTGAATTTGCCCTAGGCGCTTCGTTTACCGGCTGCCCATGCTTCGCCTCGTTCAAGGCGTCCGCGATGTCCTGCGGCCCCGTTGGAAGCGCTTTGCGGCCCAATAGCAAATCCACCGCCGCCCGAGCGTGCGCTGCGTCGTCGGAGTGGCTGGCGAGCACGTCAATGAGCGAGGTGAACGTCTCCGGCGCCATGAAACCGAACCCCTGGAGATTCGACATACGATTGAGTTGGGCGGTGGCCGTGCCGCGGTTACAGGGCATCTTCCACCTCCAGCCCGGCTTTCAGGTCCACCGGCCCAAACCGCCGCGGTGCCCGCGGTGCTGGCGGTGCTTGCGAGTACGTGCCGTCGCGGGTCCACCATTGCGCCTGCTTCGTCCGCAGGTCCGGGTTTGCGTCGTATGCCGCGCGCCATTTGCGGACGCTGGCGGTGAAGCTCAGGCAAAACCCGGCCGGGTTGCCTTCGAAGCTGGCCGACTTCTGAAACTCCGAGCGCATGGCTGAAGCCGTGAGCCCGACATCGCCGCCGGCTGGCAGGTTCTCACATGCAAACTTCGCCGCGGTCTGGAAGAGTTCGTCCGGTTCAGGGCCGTTGTCGTCGATGCGGAGTTGCTGCGGCGGGGGCGGGGCGGGCGTCAGCGCGCCATTCCCCCTTCCCCCTTCCACATTCAACATTCCACATTCCACATTCATACCGGGAACCCCCCCTATCATAGAGGCAAATCCTGGGGAACTTTGGGGAAATCGTCTATCATCGGCCAATGATAGAGGCAAATCCTGGGGAACTTTGGGGAAATCGTCTATCATTGACGTATCATTGGCCGATGATAGGCCCAAATCCTGGGGAATCCTGGGGAATCCTGGGGAACTTTGGGGAATCGGCCTATCATTGACGTATGATAGAGGCAATTCCTGGGGAATCCTGGGATTTTGCTCTATCATTGGCCTATCATTGATTTGGCCTGATGGAGGCGGAAACTCGCTTTCCGGGTCCTTATAATGCGGCCGCTGGTGCTTCAGGAAGTTCACGCACTGGATCACCTTGACCGAACCGACCGGGTAAAGGACGATCAGCCCGGCGTCGTGGAGGTCGTGAACCCACTGCGCGACGTCGTCCACGGTCGCCGGATCAAAGCCGAAGGCGTACTTTTTGAGCCGCGTCGGACGGTACTCCAGGCGGCCTTCTTTGTCCGCAAGCGTCCACATGGCAATCCACAGAAGGCGCTGCGGGTAGCCGACCTTGGCCGGGTCGTCGCTCTCGAAGAATCCCGGTTTGATGTTACGGGCGCGTGCCATAGCCGCACCCCTGTTCTCGCTTCATCTGCTCCCTCTTTCCGGCCGCGTCGGCATAGCGGCCCCGTCTACTTCGCCCGCATCAGCCGTTTCAACACGGCCGCCTGATTCCTACCCGCCCGCCCGTCGCTGGGCGTTGTCGCCATCACGTAGCGCCGCCCGTTCGGCAGCCGCCACACCTGATGATTCTTCTGTCGCACCAGCACGGCGCCAGCGCGCTTGAGTTGTTCGAGGATGGTCATGGGACGGCCCGCCATATCCGGATCGCGGCGCCGCTCGTAATTGAGCCCGGTGGCATCTCATCGGCGTACCGCTTGCATGTGGTCACATACTCCACCACCCGCGCATCGTCCGCCCAGGCCCCTCCCGTGGTCAGCGCGTCTTCAGTCGAGCGGATGAGCTTCGAGAGATCCGGCTTGCGGTCATGCAGCGCCGTGCGCTTGCGCGACTTCGGCCGCGGAAAAATAAACACCATCTGGCATCGCACGGGCCCGTCAATCGGCGGACGGCCCGCCATCGCCTCCCGCGCGGCCCAGGCCACGGAATCGCGCCACGGCTTCACCTTCTTACTGGATTCGATCATGCGCCCGCCGCCTACGTGCCGCTTCGAGCCTTGCGGCCCTGGCACGCCAAGGACGACGAGTTCGACGTCGGGCGGCCTCATCCCTCCACCGCCGCCAAAACCGCCAGCATCACGGCCTCGGACCACTCCCGCGCGTTGCCCTCGGCTGCGTCTTTGGTGATCGGGTGCCGCAGCCGCAGGCAGAACGTATGGCTTGCCGCGGTCCACCAGCCATCAACACACCACCCGTCCATCTGTATCGCCGCCAGTACCTCGCCCGCGTCAGTATGTGGCCAGTCTGGAACTATTCCGCCATCGACGCGGAACAGCCGCCCATTGTGCTCGGTTACCTGCCACTCCATCACCCGCTCAGCGATCAGGCGGGATTCGGCTAGGGTCCACAGGCGGGTCATGTCTGTGCCTCCTGCTCCATCAAAAACTCCTCGGCAAACCAGTCGCCCATGCCAAGCTCAGCCATCGGGTGACCGTCCGCGATGTACCGCGCCGCCGCTTCCCGCTGTTCGCGCTGGGCGGTAGCGATGGCATTGTCAGTCGATTGCATCGAATAGCCCTCCTTGCGCCCCCGCATACGCCTCCGCGCTTTCCAGGTGCTTAATCGCCGTCGAAAAGTAACCAGGTTTCAACTCGATGCCAATGAACTTCCGCCCCTCGTCCAGCGCGACAAATCCCTCTGAGCCAACGCCAGCGAACGGAGATAAAACCACGTCGCCCTCGGCAGACCACAGCTCCACGCAGCGCCGGATCAACCCGAGCTGCAGCGGGCAGATGTGCTTCTCGTCCTTTTCGTCGCGGGCGATGCGGAAGTTCAGCACGTCCGTCTGGTCGATGTCCCACCAAACCGGCTCCGCGTACCGCCGCCAAATCTCCACGCTTGTCCGCCCGTCGCGGCCTTTGCGGGCGTACTTTGACGGGTGTTGGTCAGTTTCGCGCGGATCTTGCGCCGGGTCGCCGATATACCGCTCGAACCCATTCGGCCGCTCAATCGGCTTCGTGCTGAGATTGTCACCGGGCGGCGTCTTGCGGAACGCCAGCACGTAGTCCGCCATGCCCTGCCGTATCTGTGACGAGTCGCGCATGACGGTCTTATGGAGTAGCCCATTGTTGTTCGTCCGCTCCCGCTCTGTGACTGGGCATTTCCAGACCGTCACGCGGCTATGGAACGTCCACCCGGCGCGCTCCATGGCGGCGATGCACTGACCGGGAAAGTCGCGTAGGCCGCTGGCTCCGTCGCTATTCCTATACGTCGGCAGGTCTTTGACGTGCATCACGCACAGCCGCCCCGTCGTCGTCACGCGAAGTAGTTCCGGCGCAAGGAATCCGAAGTGCGCAAAGAACTCCTCATCGCTCGCGCAGTTGCCCATATCGGCCTCGCTGTCCGAGTAGGTGTACAGGCTGGAAAACGGCGGCGAAAACACCGTCAGGTCTACCGACTCGTCGGGTATACCCTTGATGACTTCACAGCAGTCGCCGTTGTAGAGCGCCCAGTTGCGGCCGTGCCGCTCGTCTAAAATGCTGAAATTCTCGACCATTAGATCCACCTCGGAAGATTCATTTGCTTTGTGCCGATGGCCGACGCAAGCTGGCGCCGCCCGGTCCCGTTTTGAATTGCCGCCATCGCGTGAACCATGGCCGCTTTCATTTCTTCGTGCTTTTTCTGCTTTTCGCGGATCGTTTTGAGGACGGGGCCTTCCGTCTCCGCGATGACCATGTAGGCGTCAACCGGCCGCGTTTGCCCGAAGCGCCAGGACCGGCGCACGGCCTGGTAAAACTGTTCGTAAGAATAGGACAGCCCACAAAAAATGTGCTTATTGCAGTGCTGCCAGTTCATGCCAAACCCGGCGATTGACGGCTTCGTGACGATGCGCTCAAACGCGCCGTTAGTAAACCCCAGTAGCTTCTCTTCCTTCGCTTCCGTCCGCTCGTCGCCGCGGACTTCGATGGCCCCATCGATGACGCGCATTAGTTCGTCCGCCTCGTAGTTGGTGTTGCACCAGATACACCACGGCTCTTTCGAGTCGCCGATGATCTCGGCAACGCGCGCCGCCCGCGCCGGCGCCGTCAGCCGCATCTCGCGATGCAGTCCCGTCGCTGATACGTCCGCCACCCGGAACAGTTGGCCGTTGGCGTTGATGGATTGATCGACGGAGACGATCTCCTCATAAATGTTGAGCGCTGGCATCACCCACCCGTCATCAGAAAAGCCGAGGTCTGACGGCTTTTCCAGGCACACCGACCACGACGCCACCCAGCGCCAGTAGTCCGCCTCTGCGTGCCCTTTCAACCGGTAGCCGCCCGCCTTCATGGTGTCGTTCAGGAACCACCGCATCAGCATTTGCCCGCCGCTCATGATGTCGAGGAACTCCGAGTGGTTGCCGAGTTCCATGTGGTCGTTTGGCGACGGCGTAGCCGAGCAACACAGCTTATAGGGCGTGTTGGCGAACGAATCTTGCAGGAGTCTCCGCGTTGCGCCGGTGAAGTTCTTTAGGATGCTTGACTCGTCCAGTACGATGGCGTCGAAGTGGCCCGCGTCGAAATGTTTGAGCATGTCGTAGTTGGCGACGTTCACACCGCGCCTCACGTCCTTTTGACTCCGGCATTGCGTGATCTCAACGCCAAACTTCGCGCCTTCCGCTACGGTCTGCGCAGTCACCGCCAGCGGCGCCAATATCAGCGCATCGCCGCCCGTATGCTGGCAGACCTGCCGCGCCCATTCCGCTTGCATTGCCGTCTTGCCGCTCCCGCACTCTGTGAATAGTGCGAACTTGCCAGCGTTCAGCGCCCGCGTGATGCTCTGCTTTTGGAAGCCGAATAGCTTGCCGTTCAAGTCGAACTCTCCGGAAAGTCCGGATGGTTGCGGCTGAACGTGCTTGCCGTCAAGAAATGTACGGTAGCCGCTCACACCCGCGCCCCATCCAACGTCGCCCAGCCCTGCACGCTGGTAACCCCGTGTTCCCACTCCCCGCCCGGCCCGCGCAGCCCCGGCCACGCTTGCGCCACCGGCCGCGCTACCACCTCCGGCAACCGCTCCTTCGTCAACTTCCGCCGCGCCGCAACGCCGCCCGCCATTGCGCCCTTCGCCCGCTGCCGCGACGAGCACTTATCACAGAACCGCGCGTTCTTGCTCCGATGCGCGATGCTGGCGCCGCACGGGCATTTCCGCTCCGCATTGGCCGCCGCGGCCGCCGTCATCCTGCATGGCTTGCACGCCGCGTGCCGCTTGTCGTTTCCGACGAGCACGCAGTTGCACACCCGGCAAGGTTGCGCAGTTTTCGCCCGCGCGGCGGCTTGTTCGTTGTTCCGCTCGATTTTCCCGCACGGGTGGCAGATACTGCGCCCCGGCTTGTATCGGTCGGATTCCGCCCATACGGGCTCTTTGCATTTCGGGCATGGGTCGCCCGCTGTCCATTTCTTTCTCATTTGCTCCCTTTCGTTTTCAGGCCGTCGGCATTGGCCTGGTGTTAGAATTTCAGCCCCGCGCGTTCAGCAAGGACTCTAAACGCATACGCACCCTGGAGTACCACCACGCCGTTTCCACCGGCGCGTAATCGGTCCACCCTGGAGGCAGCGACATTAACCAATCCACGAAGTTCGGATTCAACCGCCGGCGCGAGGTCGGGGAACTCGGCGAGGATTCGCTGCCATGCTGCGGCGTCTCCCGGTCCTGGTGGGAATAATCCGATGTCCGCGCCTGCTGATCCAACCCCATCTCGTTCTTCCGGTCCCCGCCCCGACATCGGAAGCTGTCCGTAGCTGGCGTCTGCCACCACGCCGCCTGCTCGTTCAGGTCGATGGTCCAGCCCTGCTCCAACTTCCGCTGCGTCCGTGGTGAATCCGGCGTTGACGGGTTGTGGTCGTCCCGGCAATTCGGCGTTGCCCACTGCCGAGTCGCCCCCGTCAGCGAGTCCACCGCGCCCGGATGGTTCCCGCAACTCTCCGAGTCCTCGCTGCGGGGCGTAGGCCATGCCGTTGCTTGCGATGGTAGCCCTTGAAAGCAGTGGTCCCCGCGATCCCCCATGCGCTTCACAAACGTCTCGGATTTCTCCTCGAATTGCTCCGCCCGTGGCGTAAGCCAAGATGAAAGCCCGGTCGCGTCGATGCGGGGCGCCAACATCGGACGCTCGAATAGTTCCCCATTCCGCATTGAACCCGAGCGCGGCAAGTTCTCGCAGTACGGTTCCTCCTGTTGGAAAAGCGAGAACTGGCGGGACGTTTTCAATAAAGACCCATCTGGGCTGAACTTCGCGAATGATTCGGACGTACTCGAAATACAGTCCGCTGGCGTCTCCGTCGAGCCCGGCTTGTCGTCCGGCCACGGACAGGTCGGTACATGGGAAGCCTCCAATGATGCCGTCCACTCGGCCATTAAACGCGCGGCCGCCGAAGGTTCGCACGTCAGACCAGATAGCAGCGTCTGAAATACTCCCGTCTTCAGCACGCGCCGCCAGGATTCCGGCCGCAGGTATTTCCCTCTCCACGCGGACGAGCGTGCAAGTTCCTCCAGTAGCGATATCGACGGCGACGTCAAGCATTCCTGCGCCGGCAAACAAACTGATCGTGGTACTTTCAGCCACACTTTTTACTCCCTTTCCTCCCCCCGTGTCGGCAAACCGGGGATTACTGCTCGTTCTTTATTGCGTCCCGTTCATCGGCCTCGTACTGTGCGCCCTCGACAGCCCAGCGCTTCCGCTGCTCACGCGGCGCCGATGGGTACTCGTCGGCGTAGACGCGCTCCAGTTCGGCGATGCGGGCGAGGGCCGGCGGTTGGCGGGTCATGCGCGGCGCTCCTTCTCCCACTCGGCCCGCGCCACTGCTATCCATTGGCCGCTAGTCCATTCCGTGCCCTCTTGATCGCGTTGCCTTCTGACTGCCTCACGTTGTGGCTCGTTTGCCTCCGTAAACCACCACTGCAGCAGCTCCAGCGCCTCAGCGCCCATCTCTCTCGCCGCGTCCCAGTCGTCCGGGCCGACCAGCTTTTTGTACCGCAGCACCTCCGCCGCGCGTGCGGGGGTCATCGGGATACTCCAGTAAAGCCAAGCACGCCAACTAAACGTGGCTTCCATTTTTTCGCCGGGTATTTGTCGGCATGCCGCTGCGCCGCTTCAAGGCTCAAGAATAAAAACAGGTCGTCCTCGGTTCCCATAATTCCTTCCTCGTTTTCCAGTACATACGGCTCTGGTTTAAACGTCATGCCCCCCACCTCCACAACCCAGCCCCAGCGCCCGTCGCGCTGATCGACGGTGATGGCGGTGAGCATAAAGACGCCCTCGACCACTTCGCCACCGGACAGCTTCACCAGGTCGCCGGGCTGGCCGTAGGGGCACAAGTGGACCAACTGGCGCGGGTGACCTTGCGGGTGATTGATGGTGTGGCTCATAGTTACTCGCCCCGCCCGCCAGAACCGCCGCTCTCCGTTGGCGTAGGCGATGGATTCGGCTCGGGTGAGTCTCATGGTCTTCATACTGGTCCTCCACTGGCACGGTAGAGTGCTTGGGCGAGGCCGAATGGTCCTTCAGCGGAGCTTATCGGAGAGCGGCATGGACCATCGCAATAGGCTGTTTCTGGCTCAGAGTTATCTGCGTGATCAATGGCCGAAAACACGCGGTATGACCGACCAACTAGCTTCTTCCGCCACGCCTCGGCCGCCCGGATGCAGGCGGCGGGGTCGGTATTGTAGGCGGCGACGGGCTTCCACGGCCCGTAAAAACGGATCTCGTGCGGCTCCGCGCCAAACTCGGTCGATACCTCCAGTCCCTCGCAGTGCTCGGCAATCCATGCATCGTGCGCTCTTGTCCAATTCATGCGATCCAATCCTTTCTGCGCTCGATGGCGCGGAGTGCCACACGTTTTCTGATGTGATTCGCCAGCGCCTCAGCTTTTGTTCGCATCGGTCACCTCCGGTATATCGGCCAGTCGCTTCGTTAGAGCCGCGTTTATCCGCCGCGCTTCGGCAATCGCCATCTGAGCCGCCGCTTCCACATTGTCAGCGGCACCGATAAGCTGGCCCATTGCCATTACGTCAAATAACCCCGTGCGGTAAGTAAACGACAACTCCAGCACTCCGACTAGTTTCACCATATAGCACTGGTAATGCTCTCTCCATTTCACCCCGGCAATCTCTACCGTCTGCGGAGATGGCATCTTGAAATATCTGCTCATAGCTTCACCTCCTGCGCGGCTTCAACGGCGGCGATGGCGGTGGGGCCGCTACCAGTAGATCGGCCACCTGGCCCAAAATACCACTTAGCCCCTTGCGGCCAGTTCCGGCGTTCAATCATCGGGTTGCTACTCCGCTCCACCTTCGCCCAAGCCGCCGCGCAGCGGGCGAGGTCGGCGATGTCCTGCGAATCGAAATACGCGCCAAATCCATTGCTCGTGTCTTCGATGGCCTCGTTGCAGCGGTATACGAGGGCCTCCAGCCGTTTAGCGTCCATTGGTGGCCTCCAGTCGGTCGGCTTCGGCGTTACAGAACCGGGCCGCCAAGTCTCGGTTGTGGTAGCTCAATTCGCTTTTCGCGGTCGCCATAAAGAGCCGCGCCATTTCTTTTAACGCCTTCGCCTTAATCCGTCCCAGCGACTGCGGTGGGGTGCGGACGAGGGCGGACGAAGCATCTCTACCCGCAGTTACGACCACCGCCCACATCGACGATTCAGAGTAGCCGTTGACGGGCGGTTTTGAGTTCTGCCTTACCCAATCAAACTGGACTCGCGCTAGATCCAGCGCCCCGCGAAGGTCTTCGGCGTGCGCCTGGGCCTCGTCGCGCTCCCGCTCCGCCGCCGCGATCACCTCCGCCGCTAGATACTCGCGCTTCCGCGCTTCCCGTGTGATCGCCGCGTCCCGATTCTCCGCCGCCCAGGCCGCGATGTAGTTCCACGCCTGCGCCCGCGTGGGCTTCCATCGCAGGTAGGCGCCGCCGCCCAGCAAAAACAGTCCAATCGTTGCTATTTCCATGTCCCTCTCCTATTCCGCCGCCGGCCGCGTCGTCTTGCGGCCAAATTGGTACTTCGCCAACTCCGCCAACGGGCAGATATACCGTTGCAACTGCCAGGCTTCCGTCCGCGCTTGCGCCGCCCATGCTGCAGGTAGCGGCCCACGGATCTTCCGCCATCGCCACGCGGCCATATACGCGCGTCGGTGGCATTGGTGGCACTCTCCGCAATGGCATGTTTCGCGTGGCATATCTCTCCTTTGTTTTCAGCGGGCCAGTGACTCCCCGGCCCGCCTAGAATTCAAATCCATCCAACAGGTTTTCAGTGGTTCGTGACGGACTACCTCTTTTCCGGGAGCTTTTCGCGCCCGGTCTGCCGTCCCGCGCGGATTTCCGAGATCGTGCGCTAATTTGGAACGGCAGGCCGCGGGCGGTTGCCCACGGGGATCAGAAGGGCAGGTCGTCGTCTCCTACCGCGAATGGGTCCGAGTTCGCCGGCCGCGCAGCAAACGGGGATGCCGATGCCGACGCCCGCGCAAATCCACCACCACCGCCAGCCTTCGGTTTGCAAATCACCTGCGCGGACGTGTCGCCGTAGTTGTTGACTTCGGCCATCACTGACGCTTGCTGGCCGATCAGCGTCTTTTGGATGTGAAGCAGCCACGTTTCCGGGTGGACCAATCCTTCCTGATTGCACCCAAACTGCTTGCAGCGGATCTGCGCCGCCTCCCATTGCGGAACCTTGCTTGCCGCCTTGTCGTCGGGATTATTCACAAGCGAGGCCGTCAACCACCAGACGCCCGTGATCGTGCCACGGTCGGACACTTCGACGGTGATCTGAAGGCCCGGCGTGCCCTTCTTTTCGGACTTGATGTACTCGACCGCGACGATGCTGCCCGTGTACCACGCGCCATGCTCAAACATTCGCCACCGCCACGGGTTCGCGCATCAGTTCGGCTTCGAGGGCGTCGAGCGCAGACGCCGATTTACCCGCCACGCGCTGCTGCTCCGTCTCCTGCACGACCATTTCCAGCGTCACCGGTTCGGTCGTGTCCGGAATATCCATGCCGAGCGTAGCGGCCGGGCAGACGCGCCGCTGAAGCCGCGTGATGCACCGCGCGAAGAGCATGTCCATGGGATTCATCTTCCAGTTTTCCTTGCCGTCGAGCTTGCCGCGCTTCGCGTCGTCCATGGTGTAGGTGAAGACATGAGGTTTGCCGCCAGCGTCAAGATAGGGTTGCCCGTCCTTGGTGGCGATCAGCGAACATTCAATCATGTCGTGCTTCGCAAAAAGCCAGTGCCAGCCGTCCCGCTGGAGGAGCCCGGCGCGGAGGCTTGCCCGCATCGCCACCACCCCTTGAATCACATCGAAGCCATTCAGTGAGGTGTCCCGGTCAAGCCCAAACGGGCGCCCAGCGGCAATCCGCATTTGCACCTCGTCCTGATTCTGGCATCCCGGCCGCTTACGGACGTGGTAGGCTTGCGCCCGGTCGAGTAACATGCGCTCGGCCTCCTGGCGCATCGTCTGGTCTGTCACTCGGTCCAATAGCGTGGCAATCCGCTCCATCTCCTGAACCTGATTCATTTCCACGGCTTGCGCCGATGGCTGTGTCGTACTCATTACTTTGCTCCCTTGATTTTGAAAATTCGCAACGGCCGACTCACCGACCGCTTCAACACGTCCACGTAAGCGTCCGGGTACTTCGTCTTCAGCGCGTCGGTATCGACCCGCGAGGTTTCCACCACCCGAAACTTCACATACTCGCCGTTCCCCGCCGCCGCCTGCTCATTAATGCCCATCAGCGCCTCAATCCCAAGCCGGTGCGCTTCGTCCTCCGCGGCCTCGTCGCCCGTGCGGAGAACGTCGGCCATTTTCTCCGCCCGCTTGATGAGATCCTTCGCCCGCTGGTATTCCGCCACCAGTGGCGCCAAGCCCTCGATCTGGACAAGCCCCTGGTCGCTGACCGCGGACCACTCGTCGAGTTGGCAGCTAGGCTCCCATTGGCAGGACTCACAGCGCCCGTCGCGCTCCTCCAGCCATGCCGGGGCCGTCCGCTGGTCTACGTGGTGCACCATGAACCAATCGACCTTTTCGGCCACAGCCGCCATGAGTTTCGGCCGCGCTTCGATCTCGTACAAGTGAAGCTGCCCGGTGTCCCGGTTCAGCGCGGCGAGGCAAGCCCACGACCAGCCGAGCACGCGCATATACCACTGCACCTGCATAAGATAGCCCGGCGGCACGCCGTCGCGCTTCCAGTCCCAGTAAGCCCGGTCGCTTACCGTCTTAATTTCCAGCACGCCCGGCCCGCGCTCCTGCCCGACGATGGCGCGGTCAACCCGCTGGAGTTCGTGGCCGTTGGCCGTGGCGCGCTTGCGCCGGATCTTCCAGCCTGGCCGCATTTCGGCGACCAGTTCCGCGATCCCGTCCTCCATCAGCTTGCCGGCCACAATCGGCCCGGTCATGCGAAATTCCCGATCAGGCGGCGCCCCGGTCTTCTGATACCACAGCCGCCGCGCGCAGCCGTAGGGCTCAAGGCCGAGCACATGTTGAATATCGGTCCCGCCGATGAAGCCTTGGCGTTGCGCCGGATCTTGCGAGACTTCCGGCACATGCGCCGCCAACGCGTCGAAGCGGGGGGAGTTGATGAATGTGGCGTCAGCTTTCGACATGCAGCACCTCGTCTGTGTCTGAGCCGGCAATCCAGTCTTCCACGTAGGTATCGCACTCAGTGGTTGATCCATTGATCGTCTCGGAAAAGTAGACCAGCTGACCATGTAGCCGGGTCACTCGATAGAGAATCGTAAGCCCTGGTTCGCTGTACGTCGTTATATCTCCCGGCCGCGGGTCTTTCCTCGGATCTCTCACCATGCCAGCACCTCCAAAACCCACGAGCCAATCGCTAGCGCAAAGCACAGCCAGAGCGCGAGCATGAGAGTCTCCGGCGTATCGTCGCGGCGCCGGCTCATCGCTTCACCGCCGATTGAAAGCAGTGGATCGTAGCCGCCGCTGTGACCGCAAGCGCGAAAGCGGCCAAGGCGTTCACCCACCACGGCGCGTTATTCGCGATCCCCCAAACCACAGATCGCAGGTTCAGTCCAACGCCAATGGCGTTCGCGGCTGCAAGTACCCCATACAGCGCTTTCATCGGGTCACCGCCACCGCGACAATCACCAGCAAGAGGCTGATAGCTAAACCGAGGAGCGAAAACCGTAGCCGGCGCAGATTGGACTGCACATCAACAAGACTGAGTAACTTTCCGTCTTGCGCAAGCGACAGTGCCTCCACGCTCATTTCCAGCGCTTCAATCCGTCGCATCAGCCGATCTTCCACGTCGCGGCCAATTCCTTCTGCTTCCGCCCGCCAATTCGCCCGCCGTTG